CCGATTTTGAACATGGTCGTGATTTCCGTGTGATCAAGTCTAAAAACGCTGGTGGATTCAACAACTATGACGCATCTCAGTTCAAATTCTCCGAGCGTCCACTAAACGAAGACGAACGCACCGCTGTAGAAACATATGGTCTATTCAACCTTAGCGAGTTCATGCCTAAACAGCCAACTCCAGAGGAACTAATCGCTATCAAAGAGATGTTCGAAGCATCCGTAAACGGCGAAGCATATGATCCAGCACGTTGGGCGGCATTCTATCGTCCAGCAGGTGTTCAGAAACCAGCAACTGGTTCTACCACAGACACTCCAACTTCAGTACCAGCAGCTACTACAACTGCACCTGTTAAAACAGCACCAGTAGTAGAAAGCAAGCCAGTAGTAACTGAAACTGCGAAAGTAGAAACTCCAGCAGCTTCAACCGAAGCAGCACCAAAAGAGAAACTATCTCCAGCAGATCTAGTAGCTAAGCTAAAGGCTAAAAGCGGTAACTAATTAGTTAAATTTATTGGGGCAAAGGATTTGCCCCGATTTCATTTCATGGAGAGATAATATGAAAAAAACGTCTGTTGGTTTAGCTGGCATCATCAAAAACAGTTCAAATAGTATCAAGAAAATGACTGGTGTAAGTATCGGATTTCACGATCCCGACACTTGGATTAGTACTGGTAACTACGCATTGAACTATCTTATCAGCGGTGAATTTCACAATGGTATTCCACTTGGGAAAGTAACTGTATTCGCTGGTGAGTCTGGTGCTGGTAAATCTTATATCGTTTCCGGTAACGTAATCCGCGAAGCACAAAAACAAGGCATCTACCCATACGTAATTGACTCTGAAAACGCACTTGATGATAAGTGGTTAACAGATCTAGGCGTAGATACTGATGAATCAATGATGTTCAAAGCTAACGCTGCGATGATTGATGACGTAGCAAAACTAATCGCTGATGTTGTAAAAGACTATCGTGATCAGTTCGGTGATCTTCCACGTGAAGAACGTCCAAAGCTACTATTCGTAATTGACTCACTCGGTATGTTAATGACACCTACAGAAACCGCTCAGTTTGAGAATGGTGATATGAAAGGTGACATGGGTCGTAAAGCTAAACAACTTAAAGCATTGGTAACGAACTGCGTAAACATGTTCGGTGATTTAAATATCGGCCTAATTGCTACTAACCATACTTACGCATCTCAAGATATGTTTGATCCAGATCCTAAAGTTTCTGGTGGTGCTGGTTTCGTATATGCTTCATCTATTATGGTGGCAATGCGTAAACTAAAACTAAAAGAAGATGAAGACGGAAACAAAGTATCTCAGGTAAATGGTATTCGTGCGGCATGTAAAATCATGAAAACACGTTATAACAAACCATTCGAAGATGTGGAAATCAAAATCCCTTACAATACTGGTATGAACCCGTACAGTGGTCTATTAGATATGTTCGAAAAACGTGGTCTAGTAACTAAATCAGGTAATAGCCTAGTTTATGTTGACATTGATACTGGTGAAGAAATCAAACAGTTCCGTAAAGCATGGGAAAAGAATACCAATTCTTGCCTAGACTTAATTATGGGTCAGTTTAATCGCCATCCATTAGTTGCTGTAGTAACTGAAGCAGATAAAGGTGATGAAGATTTCGGTACAGATATTGATTTAGATAACGTCGAAGATATTGAAGAAACTATTGTAGACGTAGTAGAGGATTAAGATGGCTAAAGCATGGCATTGGATCATCAAAGATGATAAATCAAAGATAGTCGATATGGTCGATTTCTTTGAAAATGAGTTAGAAGACGCCAGGCGTGAAGTAAAGCAATCTGGTGTTATTGAAACACTGTCTCAAAAATTGCCAGCTTATCACGAACTTCGGTTCAGCCAACTCCAACAAGTCGAAACAGTACTTGAAGTCTTGGAAATTGAGTTAAAACAACTTGAATCCGAGAAATTTAAACAACTTCTTGAACACTATAAGCGTCAGCTTACTTCATCGGACTGTAAAAAGTACGTAGAAGGTGATCCAGATGTTGTTGCTATTTCACTTTTGATTTCAGATGTAGCCTATATCCGAAACCAACTGCTGGGAATAGTAAAATCGTTAGAGATGAAAGCATTTCAGTTGAACAACATTGTTAAACTTCGAACTGCTGGTATCGAAGACGCACGATTAGATTAATTAAAGGACGCTTATAGCGTCCTTTTTGCTTTTTGGAGAAAGCTAATGACAGAGCTTGACAAATTTTACAATAATGTTATGATATTAGATACTGAAACAACTGGTACTGATGACGATTCAGACATTATTGAGTTCAGTGCGTCGTTTCCAGTGAGTTCTAATGACTCATTTGATGACGTTTATAATTATACAACCCGTTTCAAACCAACGCATGACGTTCCACCTGGAGCATCAGCGGTACACTTCATTACAACTGAAGATTTAGCAAACGAAGAATCATATTCAGATAAACATTCTGAATTTTATCCGTTATTCGAACTTAAACAGTACTATGTAGGACACAACGTGCAGTTTGACCGTCGAATGTTACAGAAAAACACAGTAAAGCACCTTAATTCTAAGGTAGTTCCTGAATTTGAGAACGACGATAGCTGGATTTGTACTTTGAAACTAGCTAAAAAGCTATTTGCTGAAGATACCGAGTTTAACAACCTTACTTTGAGCTTCTTATGGTTCAAATTCGAGTTATATAAGACTTGTACTCATAAAATCGTTCCTCACAGTGCTGAAGACGATGTATATATGACATATAAGGTACTTTCTCACTTAGTAAATATAGCCATCGAACGTAACTTGATTGATACCAGTAAGGATATTGGTTCACAAGTTGTATCACTAGCTAATACCCCAATATGTTACAGTACAATGACTATTGGTAAGCACAAAGGCTGGGCTATGGAAGACGTACCCATGAATTATCTGGAATGGATGATTATGAACATGGATGTAATGAATCCTGAAATGCCAAACTTTGATGCTGACCTTGCTCATACTGTAGAAGTCGAAATTACTCGACGTATTGATGCTGGTTTGGTAACGTTCGAAGATACGGAAATAAATGTGGATGAACAACCACACTAAGTAACAAATAAAGGACTCAAGGAATGAGTGGAACTTGTAAGTTAATACTTCAGGATGAAGTTAACTGTAAATTTGAGGGGCTTGCCCCTAATGTTCGTCAAGAAATGATTCGTAAAGTATCTTATGTCTTACCATATGCGAAATTCACACCAGCGGGTCGTATGGGTCGTTGGGATGGTAAGGTAAACTTTATGAATATGGGTGGTAGTACACACTACCACATGTTGGATCAATTACTTCCAATTCTTGAAAAACATGATGTAATGATCGAAATTGATGATCAACGTATTCAACACGATTTTGAGTTCGATGCGATTGATGAAAATATTTTTGATTATGTTGAATTCCCAGCGGGTCATCACATGGAAGGTAAGAAAATTATCCTCCGTGAACATCAGGTGAACGCAGTAAACACTTGCCTCCAGAATCCTCATGGATTACTATTGGCAAGTACTAGCTCCGGTAAAACACTAATCACCGCAGCAATGTCTAAGTCAGTTGAGAAGTACGGTCGTAGTATTGTAATCGTACCTAACAAAGACTTGGTTCAGCAAACCTATAATGACTATGAAATGGTCGGATTAGATGCTGGTGTATTCTATGGTGACAAGAAAGAACTTGGTCATCAGCATACCATTACAACTTGGCAATCATTAAACTCTTTGTGGAAAAAGACAAAGAAAGGTGAAGTGGAACTTACTGAACAAGATGTTCATGACTTCATTAATGGTGTAATTGCGGTAATTGTCGATGAAGCACATACAAGTGCGGCAGAAGCATTACACGCAGTACTAGGCCAAGTAATGCGTAACATTCCCCTACGTTGGGGTTTAACAGGTACTATTCCTAAAGATCCAGTACTAGCAGCTAAGATTAAATGTAATGTCGGTGATGTTATATACACAATCTCAGCGAAAGAGCTACAGGATAAGAAGATTCTCAGTACTTGTAATGTGAACTGCATTAAACTAAAAAGTGCTCTAAAATTTGGTAATTATCAGGAAGAACTAAAGTACTTAGTTACTGATAAGGATCGAATGTCCTATATTGCTACTTTGATAGCAGCAATCGCGGAATCTGGTAACACACTAGTACTAGTTGATAGGCTAGAGGCGGGTGAACTTCTTTGTGATGCGTTAGGTATCCCAAGGTCTGAGTTCGTTCGTGGTGATACTAAGAAGAAAGACCGTGAAGCATCCTATGGTGAGATACGTTGGGCTGACAATAAGATACTTATCGCTACCTATGGTGTTGCGAGTACAGGTATTAGTATTAGTCGTCTTTACAATGTAGTACTTATCGAGCCAGGAAAAAGTTTTGTTCGTACTATCCAAAGTATCGGTCGTGGTCTACGCCGTGCTGAAGATA